GCGCCGCGATCTTGCAGATCCAGCCAAGGCTGGCTTAGCCTTCCTGAACTTTCGAAAGTCGATTACAAAGGATTAGGCATATGGTCAGGATGATCCGCGATCTAACAGGTCGCTTTGCGCAACGCCCCTACTATCTTGCTGGGGAATTGGACCGCGAATGCGAGCAGATCGTTACAACCTTCTTGACCGCCCGACATGGCAATGTCCGATTGCCTATCGCCACAGACGAGCTATCTCTCCTCATTGAGCTCGAAGGTGCAGATCTCGACTCATGCGTGGACCTTTCCCCTTACGGCGACGATGTCGAAGGGGTGACGGCGTTCTATGTTGATCGTGAACCTGACGTGATGATCTCGGATCGTCTTGCCAACGACCCGCGCCGAGAGAATCGTTTGCGTACCACGCTTGCCCATGAATTTGGCCATGTCCGCTTTCATCGACATCTATGGGCAGAAAAGCTGGCCACCGGCAATTTATTTGCTGTCCAAAAAGATGAAGATAACAAGGCGATCTGCAAGCGCGACACGATCTTGAATGCACGCCAGAGCGACTGGATGGAGTGGCAGGCAGGCTATATCAGCGGCGCCATACTGATGCCTGTTTCAGCTGTCCGAAAGCTGGTCGACGAATATTGCACGCCGCAGGGCATCTTTGGCGCAGTCGCGCTCAATTCGGATTACGGCCAGATCCTCGTTCATTCGCTGAAAGATGAGTTTCAGGTGTCGGAAGAAGCCGCGCGGGTGCGCCTGCAGGCTCTGAAGATTCTGTCGGGTGCCACACAGCAATCTGCACTGTCGTTTTGAGTTTTCCCCGCCAATCAGCTAAACTGCGTATTTTTACGATTGACATCAACTATCCTCGTAGTACGCTCTTTAGCAGATCGGCGTGTAGCGCCGCGATTCTGACAAGGAGCAGATATGACTTCGATCGCCGCCTTCTTCCGTAAAACCCCAATTACCCGCCTGCAGGACTATTTCTCCGCATCAGCGTTTGTATCTCTTCCTCCCGTCGATTGGACTCAGCCCGAGTCGCAAGTGGTCGGGCCACTGATCAAGGCGGTGGATGCAATGAACGATGACGAACGCCAGCGTGTCATCCTCGATGCCGACCGCGTGACGTCACTGGCCGACGAGCCTGGGCAGAACGCTCTCCAGAATGTGGTCCTCAACCGCGCCGTTTTCGACCTGCTCGAAGGGGCGAACAATCGTTCGCTATGGGTTTTCCTCAATGAGAATGATCGGTTCCGTCTAGCGGAAGAGGTGCGCTACAACGATGAGCAACGTCGCAAGCGCTCCTGGAGCGGCTTTGTAGTCGATAAGGATTGCGCAGTCAGGAGGGACTCGATTTCGGTAGCGGCTTTCACCGCAGCCATTCGAGGCTACTTCGAGACGCCGAACGTCCATATCGATATCTTCGACCGCCACCGCGTTACCCTCGATGGGGAGGACTGCGAACTGGTCCAGGTAGCGATCTATCGTGAAGGCCGGCCGGAGGACATGCTACGCTTCGATGCCAATAGCAAGCTCGCCCGGCGTATCGTCAGGCCCGTGCTCGAGGCCGCTTTGACCTATGAGGCTGCCACTGGCGTGATTGAGGTCGTCGCCAATACTCGTGACGCTCGGCTAGAGCTGGCACACTTCACGGCCGAGCATCTCCTTGGCATCGATTTTGAGGAGAAGCCGGTCGAACTGCGCGAATACGACCTGAGCGTCCTGCTCAAGCCTTTCGATTTTCCCACTGATCCTGCAGACGGCATTGAAAGTGTTACTGTGAAAGAACTGCGCTTCATGGATTTGGGTGATCCCAAGGAACGCATCACATTGGAAGCGATGTCGGGTGCCGATCGCTCGATCTGGGAGATGGCTCGACATCGCATCGGTCTCGATATTGGTGGCCACGGCGCTGCAGAACATCTCCCAGTAATCCTCGGCGAAGCGCCCGAATGGTTGATCACTCGTGCACGCTTCACGATCAAATTCCGTCCAGAACCTAAGAGAGGTCGCGGCAAGTCGCTAACGCTGACTGTTACCATGCCCCATGGTTGTGACCTTAAGGATATGACTCCACGCGAGCGTTTGGTCGGCGAGAAATATCTGCGCCGGTGGGGTATTTTGAAGGGTGATGGCGATGTCCGCGATTCTGTTGAGTAAGCCCACCATCGACCTTCTGTTCCGTGTGTTGGAAGCCCGTGGCACACAGATCGCAGGCGCTACACTGACCGAGTATTTTCCACAAGCTGCGAAAACACTGCTTGCATCCGGCCTGCTGCTTCCGCACGGACATATGCCGATTGTGACGGCGATGGACGCCTATGAGGACGAACCGATACCGGCCGTCTGGTCGCCGGACCACCGAGCGTTCGGCTACCATAACAGCGCCGGACGATGGATCGAAATTGAGGAGCGTGCGATTGCCGCTTACCACGTCGATCATGCTCGGCTGTTTGCCGCCATGCTTCTGTCATTCGAACGGCAGGGGCCTGCGGGAACAACAACGCTGATCGCCGATCATCTGTGGGATGTCGGCGCGATCAGGATTTCAGGAGCGAGGAAACCAGTACCTGTCTGGTTCGGGCGACGGCTCACCGATCCCCAGCTCTGGGCTCAGATAAGTAATCTCGCGGAGCGAAAACCCCCGGCGGAGACGCGCGTGATCCTCACCTCCACACGTGGCGACCGCCTGCCACCGGCACCGGACCGGCGGCATGTGCTGGTAGCTGTAGCTGACGTACTCGAGGCTGCGGATCGATTGGTGATCTCGCCGCACACACTGTCCAAAAGGGTATTTCCCGATCAGATCCGGCGCCGTTTACCGATAGACCACTCGGACGATTATGGGATTGTTTGGCTCGGGGATGAAACCTTCAAGTTCCGAGGCCACAATCATCGGAATCTTCTCGAGCTGCTGTTCAAAGCCTATTGGGCAAAGCGACCCGTCCTGCGCGTCATCCCAACACTGTCGGAAGCTGGTTTCTCCGATAAGACCAACAGCTTATCGAAAGCCTTTAGCGGCCGGGACGACTGGCAGAGATTCATCAAACACTCCGAAGGCAATTGCTGGATCGAAGCCTGACGTAGTGAATTGAAACGATAAGCAGGCCGCCCCACGTTGGGCGGCTTTTTTGTATTTGTCGACTTCCTACCACTTCCCCTACCATTCCCCTTCCAAAGCCCTACCAGAGCCTCTGCCATCTTCATCTCCGCAGGTTTTCGTCAAACCCCAAGGAGAAACGGATGACTACCAGACACCTCTCCCAGATCGAGCTTGCTGCTCGCTGGAACATTTCACACCGCACATTGGAACGCTGGCGCTGGACGGGCGAAGGCCCGCAGTTCGTCAAGCTCGGTGGCCGTGTGGTCTATCGCCTTGAAGATGTCGAGGCGTTTGAATCGGAGCAGATCCGCCAAAGCACCCCCGGTCGCAATTATCAGGCATCGGCGTAGGGGGATGATGATGATTTCCAACCACATCACCCTTGGCGATCTACGTAACATGCAAATTGGCGCAATTGTCGCTCTACCGGCCGAACAACTCGCCCTTTTACAGGATGCAGCCAATGAGGCGCTGCATAGTGCCAAGGCAATCAGCGACTGGCTCGATAGCGCCATCGCGCTCAAATACACCGACCGCATCGTGACGGCACGCATGGAGGCGAGCAAGGACACTGGGACCGTCCGCTTTGATGATGGCGCAGTCACTGTGATCGCCGACCTGCCAAAGCGCGTCGATTGGGACCAGGCGCAGCTGGCCGCTCTGGTCGAGCGCATCAGCGCCGCCGGCGACGATCCTGCCGAATATGTCGATGTCAGTTTCAAGGTGCCGGAACGCAAATATACCGCCTGGCCCGAGTCGACCCGCCAGATTTTTGAGCCCGCCCGTACCGTCAGGACCGGCGCGCTCAAAGTAAAGCTCGAACTGAACGGGGGTGCGCAATGACCGGCACATTTCCCATCATCACCATCGACGAACGGATGGCGGCACCCCGCAGCATCAAGGGCTGCATCTTCGGCAAGTCCGGCATCGGCAAGACCTCGCTGCTATGGACGCTCGATCCCGCCACCACGCTTTTCATGGATCTGGAAGCCGGTGATCTCGCCATCGAGGGCTGGGCCGGCGATACCATCCGCCCGCACACTTGGGATGAATGCCGCGACTTTGCGGTTTTCATTGGCGGCCCCAATCCGGCGCTGCGCGACGACCAGCCCTATAGCCCAGCGCATTACGATGCTGTCGTCGCCCGGCTCGGTGATCCGAGCCAGCTCGATCGCTACCAAACGGTATTCATCGATTCGATCACTGTTGCCGGCCGGCTCTGCTTCCAATGGGCCAAGGGCCAGCCGGAGGCGTTCTCCGACAAGACCGGCAAGCCTGACATTCGCGGCGCCTACGGCCTGCATGGCCGCGAGATGATCGCCTGGCTGACGCATCTGCAGCACACGCGCTCAAAGAACATCTGGTTTGTCGGCATTCTCGACGAGAAGCTCGACGACTTCAATCGCAAGGTCTTCGTGCCGCAGATCGAGGGCGCCAAGACCGGCCTCGAACTGCCCGGCATCGTCGATGAAGTCATCTGCATGGTCGAACTAAAGGACGATGAGGGTAATCCCTACCGCGCCTTCATCTGCCAGACGCTCAACCCGTTCGGCTTTCCGGCCAAAGACCGCTCCGGTCGTCTCGACATGATCGAACAGCCCGATCTTGGCCGGCTGATGGACAAGATCCGCAATGCCACGCGCCAGGCTTTTGCTGCGCCGGCGGCAGCCGCCTCTACCCAATCCTCCTCCAATGCATCTCAAGAACAAGGAGCCTGACTATGTCGGCATGGAACGATTTCAACGACGCACAGACCAATACCAACCTGATCCCAAAGGGTACGCTCGCCAAGGTGCAGCTCACCATCCGCCCCGGCGGTTTCGACGACCCCTCGCAGGGCTGGACCGGTGGTTATGCCACACGCGGCTCGACCGGTTCTGTCTATCTCAATGGCGAATTCACCGTTCTTGAAGGTCAGTATGCCCGGCGCAAGATCTTCACGCTGATCGGCCTTTACAGCCCCAAGGGTCCGGATTGGGCCAATATGGGCCGGGCGTTCGTGCGCGGCATGCTCAACTCCGCTCGTGGCCTTTCTGACAAGGACCAGAGCGAGGCAGCCCAGACAGCGCGTCGCATCTCCGGCTTTGCCGATCTCGACGGACTGGAGTTCGTCGCCCGCATCGATATAGGCACCGACACCAACGGTGACGACAAGAACGAGGTTCGCGCCGCCGTGACGCCCGATCACAAGGACTACGCTGCGATCATGGGCCTGGTCAGGGCAACACCGCAGACCAACACCGCACAGGCTGGCGCTTCGCAGAACAATGCCTATGCCGAAGCCAAGCAGCATGGCAGCACACCTTCAGCCCGCCCGTCATGGGCACAATAGAGCGAGGGTCCCGCAATGTTGCTTCGTCCCCGCCAGAAACTTTTCGTCGAGCGCAGCCTGTCTGCGCTTGACACCCACGCCAACACGCTCGGCGTTGCACCAACCGGTGCCGGCAAAACCATCATGTTGTCGGCCGTCGCTGGCAAGATGATCGGCGATACGGACGCAAAGGCGGCTGTGCTCGCCCATCGTGATGAATTGACCGCTCAAAACCGCGACAAGTTCGCTCGCGTCAACCCCACCATTTCCACCTCGGTCGTCGACTCCAGTGACAAATCCTGGAATGGCCGTGTCACCTTCGCCATGGTGCAGACTTTGTCGCGCAGCACCAACCTCACCAATATGCCGGCGCTCGATCTGCTGGTCATCGACGAGGCGCATCACGCCACCGCCGACAGCTACCGGCGCATCATCGATCAGGCACTGAAGGCCAATCCGGCCTGCCGTATTTTCGGCGTCACTGCGACACCCAATCGTGGCGACCGCAAGGGTTTGCGCGAGGTGTTCTCCAATGTCGCCGACCAGATCCGCATTGGCGAACTGATCCGCTCCGGCCACCTGGTGCCACCCCGCACCTTCGTCATCGATGTCGGCGTCAGGGACGACCTGGCCAAGGTCCGCAAGACCGCAAGCGACTTCGACATGAGCGAGGTTGAGCGCATCATGAACCGCGCGCCGGTCATGGATGCCATCATCCGACATTGGAAGGAGAAGGCCGCCGGGCGGCAGACCGTGGTGTTCTGTTCGACGGTCGACCATGCCCGCAGCGCCACCGATGCCTTCAACGAGGCCGGTGTCGCAGCCGTTCTCGTCCATGGCGAGATGGCTGATGGCGAGCGCCAGGCGGCGCTTGCCGCCTATGCTGCCGGCGACGTCCAGGTCGTCGTCAACGTCGCCGTCCTGACCGAGGGTTGGGATCACCCGCCGACGGCCTGCGTCGTGCTGTTGCGCCCGTCCTCATACAAGTCGACCATGATCCAGATGGTCGGTCGGGGTTTGAGAACCGTCGATCCCAACGAACATCCGGGCGTCGTCAAGACCGACTGCGTTGTGCTCGATTTCGGCACCGCCAGCCTGATGCATGGCTCTCTCGAGCAGGAGGTCGATCTCGCCGGCCACGAGGCGTCGGGCGATGCGCCGACCAGGTGCTGCCCGCAATGCGAGGCGGACATCCCGCTCGGCTGTCAGGAATGCCCGCTTTGCGGTTTTGTCTTCGACAGCATCGGCGACGACGGCGGCAATGTTCCGCTCGGCGATTTCGTCATGTCGGAGATCGATCTCCTCAAGCGCTCCAGCTTCCAGTGGTGTGACCTGTTCGGTGACGATGCAGCACTTATGGCCAACGGGTTTTCCGCCTGGGCCGGCGCCTTCTTCCTCAACGGACGCTGGTACGCGGTCGGCGCGGCGAAAGGGATCGAGCCGCGCCTGCTCTCGATCGGTGAGCGCATGGTGTCCCTGGCCGCCGCCGACGACTGGCTGAACGAGCACGAATCCGATGAGAGCGCCCACAAGACACGGCGCTGGCTGTCGCAACCGCCCACCGACCGGCAGCTGGCGTACCTTCCGGCCGATTACCGGCACGATTTCGGGCTGACCCGCTATCAGGCTTCGGCGCTGCTCTCCTTCCAGTTCAACCGCAATGCCATCCGCAGCCTGGTCTTCGGCGCGGACGGACAGGACCTGGCGAGGGCGGCATGATGATCGACCCGACCGAAGCCGAACAGGCAGCGATCCGCAGCGCCATGAAGCCGGTCGCCGAGATCATGGAGGAGATCGGCTGGCAGACCCGGCTTGCCGATCTTTCCGAACAGCAGGTGCTGACCCTGATCGAGGTGACCGCCACCGGTTTCCAGGACGCGCTTCGTGAACACGCCGCCGCCAATCCCACCCTCGTTCCGGAGGTGCCGTTCTGATGAAACTCTGCACAAAATGTGGCGTCGAAAAGGACCTCGGCGAATTTGGTCGTCGGAAGCTGAGCGCGGACGGTCGACAGAGCTGGTGTCGAGATTGCCGGCGTGAGTACCAACGAATCTACGCTCAGAACTGCAGGGATCCGAAGCGACATCGCGAAGCACAACGGCGATACCGCACGCGGCATGCCGAAAAGCACCGTGCCCACTGCATTGTCAGGAAAGCGATTCTGAGCTGCCGGATCATCGTGCCCGTCTGGTGCCAGCGCTGCGGCTGTGTGACCGAACTCGAAGCTCACCACCACGACTATTCGCAGCCACTCGCTGTCGAATGGCTGTGCTCGATCTGCCACGGGCGCGCGCACCGTCGCTACGAGGGAGGCGATCATGCTGGACTATAATCGCCGCCTGGGCTTCGCCGACCACATCAACACAGCCATCGATGCAGCACTTGTCGCCGAGAACGAGGCCACGCCGCCGCGCGATTACCTTGGCGGCTCTCGTCTCGGTGTTGCCTGCGAGCGCGCCCTGCAGTTCGAGTTTACGGCGACGCCCAAGGACGACGGCGCCGGCTTTACCGGCCAGACGCTGCGCATCTTCGCCATCGGTCACCAGCTCGAGGATCTGGCTATCCAGTGGCTGCGCGCCGCCGGCTTCGATCTCTATACGCGCAAGGGCAACCGACCCGACGGCGAACAGTTCGGCTTTTCTGTCGCAGGCGGACGCATTCGCGGTCATGTCGACGGGATCATCGCCGCTGGCCCCGAGGGTTTTGGTCTCGCCGTTCCCGCGCTGTGGGAATGCAAGACCATGAACGCGAAGAACTGGCGCGCCTGTGTCAAGGATGGCGTGACGAAGTCCAAACCCGTCTACGCCGCTCAGATCGCCCTCTACCAGGCCTGTATGGATGCCTCGGTGCCCGGCATTGCCGCCGCTCCGGCGCTGTTTACCGCCATCAACAAGGACACCGCCGAACTCCACCACGAGCTTGTGCCGTTCGATGCCGATCTCGCGCAGCGCATGTCCGATCGCGGCGTGCGCATCCTGCAGGCGACGGACGCCGGCGAGCTGCTGCCGCGCATCGCCACCAGTTCTGACTTCTTCGAATGCCGCTTCTGCCCATGGGCCAAGCGCTGCTGGGAGCAACCCGTATGAGCGACGAGCATGACGACGACATGACCGGCTCCCCGAAGCCGCCCGTCAGCGGCGAGATTGTCCATTTCAATCCATGGCGCGACTTCAACGACGCGCCCTGCCAGATTGACGTGTTCGGCGACGAGCCAGACCCTGAGCAGATCGCGCAGTTCATGGAGGTGGTGTTCGGCTACTGCGAAGGCCTGATCCCGGTGCGCAGCTTCATCGACAAGGGTCAGGGATTCGATGGCCGCCCGCACAACATCTGGATCGACGCCGACAACACCGTGGCCGAGAAGATGGCGACATTCGCCAGCTGGGCCGGCCGCGAAGGCGCCGCCGTCTATGTGATCCCCGGCACGGTCGCCGCCAAGGGTCAGGCCAAGGCCGTCGACATCTTGCAGATGCAGACGGTGGTCGTCGACATCGACACCGGTGACATTGCCGCCAAGCGCGCCCATCTCGAACGTCATCTCGGATCCCCCACCATGGTAGTGGAAAGCGGCGGCGTGACACCGGATGGACAGCGCAAGGCCCATGTCTGGTGGAAGCTGAGCGAGCCCGCCGAGGGCGATGACATCGCCCGCGTCTGCCGTCTGCGCGGCGACATCGCCGCCAAGATCGGTGGCGATACGCATTTCCGCTCGGCGCATCAGCCGATCCGGG